TCTGGTGGACTTTGTATCGGAAGAAGCAAAAGCAGCAGGAAGGAATGCGGTTGCCTATGTGCAGGGAAGAAAGAAGAACGTTTCCGGCAGGGAAAAGATCCGGAGGACCGACGCTGGAAGACTTCAATTCGGGCGGCAAATGAAGGAGGAAGGACGCTCATCAAGTCGGCACAGCTTCGCAACTCCATCCATGCCCGTTCGGATGCATCGGGCTTTGCCGTGGGTACAAACGTTAAACATGCAGCAACGCACCAGTTTGGAGAACCAGGGCGAACCATACGGGCACGAAGAAAGAAAGCCCTGCGTTTCCGGATAAATGGACACTGGATTTCCAAAAAGCAGGTTCACATACAAATCCCTGCCCGTCCCTTCCTTGGTCTTTCGGATGAAGATATGCAGGAAATCAAAGGTACTGTTGAAGACTTTATTGCCCGGGAGGATTAAGCCATGCTTTATGCAGAAAGTAAAAACTACCTTATTAATAAGTTGAAAGAATCTGGTTTAAAGTCTAAACCCTATACTTCACAGAAAGCTTTGGAAAAAAGCCAGGAATCTCATGTTGGAGCAGTGCTTTTTGAAACCGAGAGCCTTTCCCGAAACCACTCCAAAACCTACTATAAAGACCAAGAGGGAGTGTCGAAAAAGAGGGTACAGGTCTTTTCGCGAAAGCTTACCTTCAGTGTGGTCATTGGCGGATATACGGATGATGAAGTCGAAACCATGTTCGAGGAATTTCTTAAACATCTTGACCGCGGTATTTATGTTGATGGAAACTTTGTTTCTATTGAAGTTGAAGAGGCAGACTGGGTAACAAAAGATGATTCGATTTTAAAAGCACAGGTTGCCGTCCAGATAAAAATCAGTTTCGATGGCGGGCTTTATAAAGACAGCGGGCCAAGGAAGTTATGTAAGATCGATGTTGAAGTGGAAAAGAAAAACGAGAGAAAGGAAAAAAGCAATGGCAGCTAAACCGCAGAATGGAGAAAACACGCAGGGCGGGCAAAGCAAAGGGCAGGCTTTGGAGCACCCGGAACAGATAGAACGGCTTTGTAAGAAACATAAAATTAAGGCGGCAGTGTATGCAGGGGCATGTGCGCTTCATGGTTGGAAACCGGGAAAGGTATTAACCGAAAAAGAATTTCTTGACGGGATTAGTGCCTTTAACCGGATGCCGATAAATCATTCCCCAGGGAAAGAAAGTGAGGGAAGGTAAATGTTAAGAGATGTAAAAACGAATGTCCGCGATGGTCTTTTGGGATTCTCAGCAGAATCCGGTGACGGCCTGCATATTAAGATTGGTGTTTCTCCGGTAGAAACGGATAGTCCTATGATCATAACAAGCGATATGGATGCAGACAAAATCAAGAACCGCCTGGGATTATCTCCATTAGCGGATGCAGTGATGGATTCCGTACAGTGGGGAGCAGGGAGAATCATCTGCATCCCTGTCGCGGCGTCTTCGGAAGGAACCGTCGGAGAAGTAAAAAAGGAAGGGAAAGGAACCGGAAATCTTACAGCCAAAGGCGCACCGACCAACGCCTTTCCGGTAATTGTAGAGATAACTGCCCAGGGCGGACTGAACACGGCTGCTTTTAGGGTTTCTATCAATGGGGGATACAGTTTTTCGGATGAACTTACTGTGCCTGTAACAGGAACTTATGAGATAGAAGGAACAGGGCTGACGATTGAATTTGAAGAGGTATCGGGTGAAGAACAGAAAGCAGGGTCATTTGTTGTCGGGGACAGGTTTTCTTTTGAAACCACGGCTCCGACTGCCGCAAACAGTGATATTCTTACCGCTTTTGAAAAAATCAAGAACCTTTCCTATGCGTTTGAATTTATTCATGTAGTAGGGGCAAGCACCTTGCCGCTCTGGCAGGCCGTAAGCGAAGCCCAGCAGGAACTTTTGACCGTATATCATAAACCTGCTTTTGTTCTGCTTGAAGCTGAGTTTCCGGAAAGCGATGCATCCGGAGAACTTCATGACTGGGCGCTTCAGATGGAAGCTGATCGCAGAAAAATGAAAAACAGGGATATTCAGGTGTGCGCCGCCTGGGGGCGTATGGTTCGGCTGGACGGTACGACGCAGAATATTAACCTGGCCGGAGCAGTTGCCGGAAGGTACGCAATGACTTCGGTGCATAAGTGCATCGGCCAAGTAAGCGATACCGCGGGGATGGGATTTTCTAAGGGAAAGCTTCTGGAACTTTTACCGGTTTGTTATGATACAACCATTATTGAAATCCTGGATGTCGCAGGTTATCTTACGTTTCGGGAGTATGATGGTCTGACCGATTTCTATGTGTATCATACGAAGATGATGTGCCCGGATGGCAGCGACTATCGCTATGCCGAGGATGTCCGGGTGCTGAACAAGATTATCCGCGAAACTCGAAAGAAGGCACTGCTTTTAAAGAATGATGATATTGACCTTGATGATATTCAGGGAGAACTGGAAGCCCGTGCAAAGTTTATCAGTGAGCCATTAGACAAGATGGTTGATCATAACGAGATAAGCGATTACGAAACTACCGTGCTTCCCGGTCATGAGGAAAGCTTTTTAGAAGATGAAACCCTACACATAAAAATCCGCTATCTCTCCCGCGGCTATATCCGGGAGGTTGAGATTGACCTCGGACGTGCTGCCATCGGTGGTGAATAAAAGAAGGAGGGGCAAAGGCTATGGCTTTAAAAGTGAATGGAAAAAACTATGACTGGGGCGATGTGGATGTCAAATTTCCCGGACTTGTGCTTCAGCTTCAGGAAATCAGTTACGATGATGAGCTGGAAATGGAGGAAAGCTACGGCAGAGGGTCAAGCCCCCGCGGCTATGGTACAGGAAACTACAAGGCATCTGGCAAGGTTTCCATGCTCCGCGACGACTATGACGACCTGCTGGCTTACTGCAGGGCAAAAGGGATTGCCTTTTATAAAATCGGCTTTCCTTCGATTATTGTTTCTTACGCAAACGAAGGCGAGCGAACACATATTGATGAATTAAAAAAGGTAAAGTTTACCAAACGAAGCAATAAGGCGGCGCAGGGAGATAAAAATTTAAAGGTGGATATTGACATGATGATTGTCGGCGGCATTATCCAGGATGGCGTAAAGTCAATTTAACCCATGAATGAAAAGCAGGAGGATAAAAAATATGAATGGCGAAGAAAAGATTCCAAAGACAATGGAAGAAGAACTTAAATGCAAGTATGAGGGAAAGCTTTACCAGGTTGGAATAACGATTCCGATTGATGATGACCATGAAAAAGAGTATTCGTATCGCTTTAAGCGCCCTAGTGTTCCCAGCTATGACCGTTATGTAAAGACCGCTGCGCAGGGAATAACCAAGGCCAGCAAGGCATTCATGCTGGATGCGGTAATTGATGAGGACAGGGAGCGGCTTGCAAAAGATATGGAGGAAAACCCCGGCATTGCTATCACGATCGGCAATAAGCTGACAGAGATTCTTGGCCTTACCAATACAGCAAATTTGAAGAAACTCTAAGAGAGAAGGTCACGGAGGTCAGGGAAAGTATTTTTGAGGCCGGAATTCTGGAAATCTATCATTTCCTGCCTCCAACTCTCTTAGAGAAATTTGACCCCAACACCATCGATGACCTCGATGTGTTTCTGGAATGGGTAGCCAAAGCCCGCTATGTCCAGGAGCTTAAGGAGGGAATCATTACCCGGGCGATTGTGAAAGCCTTTACTGAATAACGGTAAACCTAAAGAGATGAAGAAAAGGAGTGAAAAGTAAAAAATGAGTTTAGAATCCGTATTTAAACTTTCACTCGTCATGAACATGATTGACCACCTCTCCGGCCCCATGGCTCAGATTGCTTCCCGCGTGGGTGCGGATGTATCCAGAATGGATGCATTAAGCCAGACCTTTGGCGGTATGGCAAAGGCAGGAACGGTTATGCAGGAAATGGGCACGCAGGTTGTCGGGGCTGTTCTTGAACCTGTAACAGCAACCTTTGAACCCCGCCGTGCCCTTGGTGAACTTGCCTCTCTTGGCGTAAAAGACCTGGATGCATTAGAAAACGCCGCCCGAAGCTTTTCTGACCAATGGAGCGGAACTTCAAAGGCTGACTTTATCAGTGCGGCTTATGACATTAAAAGCGGTATTTCTTCTCTGACGGATGAAGGGGTTGCCGAATATACAAGTCTTTCGGGTTTAACGGCTAAGGCAACAAAATCAACCGTAGGAGAAATGACCTCTCTCTTTGCTACCGGCTACGGGATTTATAAGAATTACTATAGTGATTTAAGCGATATTGAATTTGGGGAAATGTTTTCAGCGGGGATTTCGGAAAGTGTGCGGGCGTTTAAGACTTCCGGTTCCGGCATGGCCCAGAGCATTCAGTCCCTGGGCGCGTCGGCGACAACGGCGAATGTGCCGCTGGAAGAACAGCTTGCTGTTCTTGGTATGCTGCAGGCGACGATGGGCGGCTCCGAAGCGGGGACAAAATATAAAGCTTTCCTCCGCTCCGCAGCCAAAGGTGGCCAGGCACTGGGACTTTCCTTCTTAGATGCCAATAACCAGCTTTTGTCTATGCCTGAAATTATTGAACTTTTGCGTGGTAAGTTCGGGGAAACCATGGACGCTGCGGAAAAAATGAAATTACAGCAGGCGTTTGGTGATACGGAATCGGTAGCTTTAATTGATTTGATGTATTCCAAAACCGAAGATCTGCAAAACAACATCTTAAATCTCTATGATGCCATGGGCAAAGGTACAGGCGTTGCCGAACAGATGGCTTCGGCCATGCAGGAAACAGAGCCGGAACGGTTTGAACGGTTGCAGCAGCGTATCCATAACGTTACCGAAAGTATTGGCAATACACTGCTTCCTACGATTAATGACTTTATGGGAAAAGGGGAAGCTGTTCTTACCAAGGTCGGTTCATGGATTGAACAGAATCAGGAACTTGTCCGAATGATCATGATTGTTGTGCTTGCCCTTGGAGGTTTTCTGACCGTTGCAGGTACAGTAATTACTGTGATTTCTGCCATTGGCCTTATTGTTACAAAGACGATTAGTGCTTTTAAGATTTTAAAAGCCGGATTTGTGTTGGCAAAAGGTGCCCTTGCCCCACTGATTTCAAGTGTGTGGAGTTTTACAGCAGCTTTGCTGGCCAATCCTGTAACCTGGATTGTTATTGGGATTGTGGCTCTTATCGCGGCGCTGGTGCTGCTTTATAACCAGTGCGAATGGTTCCGCAATGGAGTCAATGCCATTTTTAGCTTTTTCAAAGAAAAGCTTAGCGCAGCCCTTCAGGTAGCCGGTGCGGTTTTTCAGGGAATTGGAGATGTCATCGGAACAGTTATGGGAGCAGCGAAAGAAACCGTTGCCCAAAATCTCAGCAACATGCAATCAGCCTATGAGGCGCACGGCGGCGGAATACAGGGGATAGCTGCGGCGGCCGTTGAAGGTGTAAAAGGTTTCTATAATGCAGGCTTTACCTTCTTAGACAATCTGACTGGAGGGAAACTAACAGAGATAAAGGACAAATTTTCTGAGAAACTTGCACCGATTTCTAACGTTGTTGGTGCGGTTATGGATGCGGCATCTGCAACAATGTCAGAAAAGCTTGGCAACATGCAGGCAGCTTACGAAGCCCACGGCGGAGGTATACAGGGGATAGCTGCTGCGGCCGTCGAAGGTGTTAGGGGATTCTACAGCGCCGGATTTACTTTCCTTGACAACCTGACCGGAGGAAAACTTACTGAGATAAAGGACAAGTTTTCTGAGAAACTTGCACCGATTTCTAATGCCGTTGGTGCGGTTATGGATGCGGCCGCGGCTACCGTATCCGAAAAACTTGGCAACATGCAGGCAGCCTATGAAGCCCACGGCGGCGGTATACAGGGAATAGCTGCGGCGGCCGTCGAAGGCGTTAAAGGATATTATACCGCAGGCTTTACCTTCTTAGACAACCTGAGCGGAGGGAAGCTTACCGAAATTAGGGACAAGTTCCAGACATCTCTAAGCGGTCTTGGAGAAAGCGTTTCCCAGAAGTTTGTAGAAGTCCATACGGCATTTACCAATGGCTTAAACAATATCAAGTCATCCATTGATGCCGCTAAAGAATGGTTCTTTACCTCTGGAAAGCGTATTGTTTCTACCTTTGCGTCTGGTATTCAGTCCGCTTTTTCTGAAGCTGTTGAAGCGGTAAAGGGTGGTTTGCAGCGTATCCGAAACATGCTTCCGTTTTCTGATGCAAAGGAAGGGCCGCTATCAACGCTTACTCTTTCAGGAAAACGCACAATGACGACTTATGCCCATGGCCTGACACTGGCGCAAAACGCTCCTGCCGAAGCTATGGAAAAGGGACTTACCAGGACAAAGGCAACGCTTGAACGTGAGCCTGTAAGAAAAGTAAATCTTAAAGCCAGCAGCGAAAACCAGGATGAACATTTAGCAGACAGCGAAAGCGGCAATGAAACAGATGGAAAAACAGTTATCATTCAAAAGTTGATTATGCCGGTAGACCTTAAAAAGATTAAAGATCTGCAGACACTTCTCTCTATTATTAAAGAGATTGAAGATGTAACCAATGGCAATGGCGCAGAAGACCCCAGCTGGGACGCGGACATCCTTTCTGAACCCGTGTAAGAAAAGGAGGACAGCAATGATTTATGTTGAAGATGAACTGATAAAACTAAACGGAGTTGTCCTTCCGGGACTTGTCAAAAGTATTGAGGTTACAGAAACGGCTAAGATTGATGAACAGGAAGTCGAAGGCAGCGCAGCCAAGCCCAAACAGGCCACCGGCTATGAGGATGCAAAAATCAATATCGAACTTATTATTGATGATACGCCAACACAGACCAAGTATGAACGCTATGCAACGCTCCGGGCAATCTTTAGGATTCCCGGACAAAGCGTTCCGCAGCCCATTCCCATGATAAGTGAAGATACAGCGGCCCATGGGATAGAGAATGTTATCTTTAAAAAACTTACCCATAAAACCGAAAATAAAAAGGGGCAGATTACGGCAAACCTTGAACTGTGGGAATACATTCCTCAAACAATCGTTGCAACAACAAAGGCTTCTAACACAGCTGGGGCCTCACGAAGAGTATCCTCTGGAAATGTTTCTGCAAAGTCACAAGGCCAAAACGTTCAGAGCGGCCTTTCCGAAGAATATAAAAGTTATTTAAGTACAAAGAGAGGAAAGTCACCAGCAACCGATAATGCAGGTTCAGCAGCCGCATTAAATAAAATTTCACAACTGCCCTATTAAAGGAGGAAAATGTGGAGATTACCGAATTATACTATCCACAGGCAGCGGCTCAGGCAGGTTCTTATACCTTCAATCAGGGAATCGAGGTCGAGGTATACTCTGCAAAGTCATCTTATTTTGACTGGGCAAAGATACGTTTCACCGAAAACTACCGCCCCCAAATCATGCTGAATACAAAAGAACCGGCAGCGATACTGCTTGGCTACCATGATGCACTTGATAAGGTATTCTCGGGCTATATCGCCGCCGCTTATAATGGCGGAGCATCCATGAATGAGATTCTGCTGAAAGATGAAATGTTAATTATGGAAAACACCATCATCAATGATACATTTCTTGATACAACGCCGCAGGAGATGGTTGCTTTTATCTTATCCCAGGCAGGATTTTCGGAAATGAAACTTTCATCGGCCCTATATCCAACCCGCAGGACGCTTCCCATTAGAAAACAAAATGCGGTTCAGGCGATAAATACGGTCAATGCCGCATGGGGCCTTAAAGTTCCGTTCTTTTTTTCTGGCGGTATCTTTTACTGGAATGAAAAACCGGAGCAAAAGAAAGTCTACACCTTTGAGTATGGGGTGAACATTATCGGGTTAAATCGTACCGGAGGCATATGGGAACTTGAAACGGTTTCCGCACCCTTCGTGAAACATTCCCATAAAATCCATGTTATTCATCCGCAAATTACAGAAGAGGTCGAGGTTTTAAAAGTGGTTTCAACAACCAATGATTCTGGATTTATCCGTACATATATTTATTTTTAGTCTTAGAGGAGGATGCCATGCTTGAAGAAGTGGTTAAAGTCATTACAAAAAAGATTATTTCTTCGGACTATCCGCATTTGAAGACGCCTTCGGTTGTCTTTGCAAGGATTGATTCCGTGAAAATCTGTGGTACTTTTGAGGCTGATGATTTAACGATTGCGGATAAAACGAAAGAACAGACATTTGCGGCAAAGATTACCGCCAATGTTTTCGAGTACAGCCTGGTTGTAATTGACCGGTTTGGCAATGTCAATAACAACTTTCCTGTATTGCCGGGAATTAAGTCTAAGAAACCATTTCAGGCAGGCGCTGTAGTTGCCATTGCTTTTGCTTATGGAGATATTGAACCCGTAATTATCGGGGAGGTAAGCCTATGACAGGACTATCCGATGCCGACATCCGTTTAAACAACAACTGGCAGCTCACCCAGGCTGCTGATGGTGACGCTCCCATTGGTTCTTGACTAGATTGTCTT